AATGCTGTGGTTGAAACATATCTATAATATCGAGTGTTTTTTGAACTATCTGAACACCTAATTTTGCTTGTTCTGTTTTTGGTGTGTGGTCTTTGTGCCAATGGTGTCCAATACTTGCAACAGAAAAATATGTGCAAGGTGGCGAAGCCCAAATAATATCTGGTCTAAATGGCACTCTTGACACATCAAAGTCCATTATATCGCACACATAATCTATTTTGTCAAAATCCTTAATGTCGGTTGTAAATGTTTCCATTCCCATTTCTTCTGCAACTTTACTAAATGACCTTGATCCAGCAAATAATTCTAATACTTTCATAATTGTTCTTGTATTTCTGTTAATGCCTTATTTATTTTTTTACAATAATTTTCTGAAAATTCGTCTTTTTCTTTTTCAAATAATTCTAATTGACCAATCAAAAGGTCTTCTAAAAAAAGCAAACTTTCTTTTGTTATATCTATGTTCATATTTATTATTTTATAAGTTGTGTGTTTTTGGCAACCAATACAGATGTCTGTTTGAAAAAAAATTGGCAAATCACAACAGTCTGAAAACCTGTCTTCATAGTATTCTTCATTATCTATGTGAATATATTTCATTTATAAAATTTATATATTAAATATGACACCATTGGCGTTGTCATTATAATAGTAAAAATGTTTAAATGTGGTTCACCACAAAAACCAAATAAATGTTTTATAAATTCAATCATTTTTTTATCCATTTAGTTTCGCCATTATAGTTGTTTCTCTGCTGTATATAGCCAATACTTCTAAGGTGTTCGTGATATTCTTTAGTCTTGTTTACATCCTGTTCTATTCTTTTAGCATAATGAATATCATAATAATCAGGAAAAGAAATATCATTATAATAATCAACACCCCTTTTATTCTTCTTTACTTTACTCTTATCTTCTTTACTATACTCTACTCTACTAGCATTGCTATCGCTTTGCGTTCGCTTTGCGTTCGCATTATTCCACCTTTTAGAAGCACTTTCTTTAGCTTTAGCACTCTTGCTGTTAATAGTGTCTATATGATCGTTTAATCGCTTAGAATAAAAACAACCATCTTCTATAATAAATAAATCAAAATCTTCTATTACACTTTTTAATTTATCTTCATCACATTGTAAGCTAAATGCTAATACAGAATAATCGTCTATACATAGTTTATTTTCTTCATTAAACAATAATTCTAATAACGCCCAGAATATCCCGTATGCTTCCATTCCTAACTTAGAACGCATTTTAATTATTTTAATATCCGTAAAGCTGTTAGATTGATGTTGTAAGTAAGTTTTTTTCATATTGATATATTTAAAAAGATAGTGCCTATATTACAAAAAATAATAATAAAACAAAACAATACAAGTATCTAATACAGGCACTATCAAAAACAATTAACTAAAATGGGACTTGTTCTTCTGCTAATCTTGCTGAACTATCCTCAATCATAACTTCTTTAATCATTAAAGTATTATAGAATTTACCTTTATATTCTCTACTCTTTATATAAAAATCTATATTAACAAATTGACCTGTTGATAGCTTTCTTGAATGTTCTATAACATCTATCTTCTCTTTGCCAAAGATTTCAAATTGTTGTATGTGATTAAATCCACTATCTGCTTCTTCAATCGTTATTAATTTTTTAACAAAATCACCCTTCTGTGTGCTAATGTTTTCATTTTCTATGCTGGTTATTTCACCTCTAATTTTATACATAATTTATTTATTTATTGATTATTACTTCTTTTAAACGCATCTGCTTCATCTTCACCAAAACATTGGTGAGTATACAGATTGCAAAGTTTAAGGACACACCTGCTCATACTACGCTTCTCGGCGATGGCTACAGGATAACTGTTTTGATTATTACCTGGAGCTGCTTCACCATACGTTTCAATAGTTTTGTCGCCCATAGTTCCTGTTGCCTTTATTATTACACATTTAGTATCTGCTGAATTATATATTAATTCATAAGAAATATCTATATTATTATTGTACATTAGTTTCTCAATTCCAGACCTAGTTAGGATTGTGTAAAATTTATGCTTAAAATAGTCCTCATCAGTTAAATTATTTTCTATAAATAATCTATTTAAAATATCTTTCTTTGTTTCCATAGTATTTATTTAATAGTTAACAATTCAGTTAATTCCATATCGAGTATTCTACATAATCTAACAGCTTCACTTATTTTTAAAGTATCAGCACTTTCGATTTTTGATAACATAGTTGGATATGACATATTCATATAAGAAGCTAATTGTTTCTTATTAATCTTATTCTTGAACATTGCATATTCTATCTGTCCTTTTAGTTTTTCATTCATAACATAATTTTTATAATTAAAGTACAATTATAACAAAAATAATTGATACCACAAAAAAAATCTTTTATACTTATTAACAATTAGAATGTTAATAACTAATAAAGTTTTTTTAATAGCATTTGCATTATATATAAAAAAATGTTTATATTTGTTAAAGAATAGCAATAGTGCTACAATTTAAAAACAATACAAATGGAAAAAGAATTAACAACATCAGAAGCTTATATGGTAATAAGTGCATTAGAAACAGAAAAGGAAAGGTTTAACAAATGGATTAATGGAGAAATAGATGAAAAAAATAAACAATCAGCAATAGATTATGTTTCTCAATTAGATAGTATTATAAATAAATTGAAATAATTATGGAACTACATATTAAAGAATTTAATACAGAAACAGCAGATGGTATGAAAAGTGCCATTATGTTTGAAACAAATAACCCTGAGTATAAACTAATAAATAGCAGGTTAGATCCAACTTGGTATTTTGAAAAATTTATTAAAAATGATTAGAAGTAAATGCTGTAGTGCAAGATATTGGTACGAGTTAGACTGTTGTTCAAAATGTAAAGAACACTGCGAAACTTATGACGACAACCAAGAAGAAGAAATAAAAGAATTTAGAATAGACGGTAAAGGATATTTTGGTAGTGTTGTAGAAAAAGACAGTCTTATTCCATATTTAAATGTATGCGACATTCAATATGGCTCTGGATATATAAAATTTAAAGGCACGGAAACACAACTCGATGATTTCTTAATTGAACTCGGAAACAACGAAATGTATTTTAAAGCAATAGGAGTTCATACAATAAAAAATTAATTATGAAAACAAGTATAAAAGAAGAATTAATAAGCTACATAAATGAAAGAGTTGAAGAAATTAAACAATATAATGGTTCAGAATTAGAAGAATTACATTATCATTTATTCAATGAAGATTATTATATAATAGGAAACTGGCAAGCACAAGAATGGTTAGATAAGCACGGAATATCAGTTTTTGAAGCCTTTGAAATAATCAGAGAATATGAGGATTTTCATTTTGGTGAATGTAAGCATTATAAAAACGCAGAAGAAACTGTTAATATGTTAGTATATATTTATGGTGAAGAATTATTATATGAATTAGAATTAATATAAATATTATGAATGAATTTAAAGCAGGTACGCATAAACAGATAGTTTACGACTACCTAAGAACGCAAGGCAATTTAACAACACGCAAAGCTATGATAGAGTGCGGTATAATGGACTTACAAGGCGTTATAAGGGATTTACGTAAAGAAGGCGTAGATATAGCTTCAGAATATATTAAAGTGCAAACACGCTACACTAAAAGCAACGGTGAATTAAAATATGCTACTGTAAAAGAATATAGTTTAAAAGTCTATGATTATAAAACAGCAGAAGAATTTGCTGAATGGGATTATTAGGCAATAGAAGGACACCTGCTGAACTCAATTGCAGGTTGGAGTTGACATTAAAACCTACTTCAGATGTCCCCTATTTTTTCAATTTTTTAATCAGCTCTTTAAAATCTTGTCGCATACTTTTTATATCATATACTTTTTTGTTGTTTTTATCATAAGTATAATATGCACCAAGTTTTAAATTTTCACTGTAAATATGATCCGCCATATATTATAGTTTAGTTATAACTCCATTAACAAATTTATAGGTAATTTTCCATTATTCAAAACGACACCAGCACCTATAGCTGGTTTCTTTCCGTATTTAGCATAAGCCATTGCATAAGTTTCGTGATTAATACCACAACCAACCTGCATACCAAATACTCTAAAATTTTGACCTACATAGTGTTCACAATATGCTTGTGTATGTAAATGTCCTTGAACTGTATTCATCATATCTGCTCTGCATTTAGTTCTTGCCGTTCCCCCTTCACCGTGTAGATACTGAACACCGTCTTTTACATAGCGTTCCACAAAGTTCCAATTAGGCACTTCTAAGACTTCCTTATAGCTTTTAATCCATTTGCTAGGAATAGCAGATGTTTGTGCTTTACGCATAACCATTCTATCGTGATTTCCAATAATAACAGTAGCTTTAGGAAATGCTTTATACCAACGTGCTATTCTTTTTACCGCCAAATCTAATTCGTCAGCACCTGTCATTAATTCATTTCCACCATATGTTTCGTGATATGAGGCAAAATGGTTATCCAAACAATCACCAATCATCACCACCTCATTGCAGTCAAATTCATCATATTTTGAAATGCAGAATTGTAAGTATTTATCTAAACAAAATGGTTCGTGTAAATCACCAATAACAAGGACGTTATTTAAACCATTGCCTTCGGACAGGCGTGTTTCTTTTATTAAGTCGTGTTCCGACTTTGTTAATCTAAGACGATATTCTTTGAGTTGTTTTATTTCTTTTTCACTTTTTCAATACTCCGCCCACCAAAGTAAGCACCAATCACCGTAATTAATACAAGCTGTAATAAGTCAATCCAATTACTTTTAACATTAAATTCAATAACACCACCTTCAATAAAAATTAGTAATACTGTTGATACTACTAAAAAAGCTAATGTTAATGGTCTTATGTTTGCAGGAAGCCAACCAGCTTTATTATCGCTTTCCCACCTTCTTGTAATTTGTTCTTCTGCTTTTGCTCTTGCTTCTAAGAACAATGCTTCAAATTTAATCTTTAATTCTTGCTTTTCTTCTTTCGTTGTTGTTAAGTTATCGACAAGATTATTAACATCGAGATTTAAATTTCCAAATAGTTTACTTAAAAAATTCATATGCAATTATAATTTATTATAGGTCTATATTTTGTTTTGTTGTTTTCGTCTTTATATGCCACTAATGTTTGTCGTCTATTGTCAACTACTTTCCAACTTATATGCACCCAAGCTGGTTCAGTAGGATCAATGTGTTCTGTTGCGTTTCCGAACTCTAATATACATTGATCAAAATCTAAATCTAAATCAATTAAAGCATCATAGATTTTTATGTTATCCATTTTACCGCGTTTGACATATTGCATATCAACAGCTTCATAACGACAATGCTGAGAATTAGAAGTTGAACCAATAGCTTCTGAAAGCTGAGGCGACCTGTAGCCACTTGTTATTCTTAAAGAACCGACTGCATTCCTGAGTGGTTGTAAAAGTTCAGTGGCTAATAAGGTCAATTTTAAAACACCTTCTTTTGAAGGCTCATTATCTATACCAAGACGTAAAGCTGTATTACTTCTTGTTAATTCTTTTAATGTAAAATTCTTTGACAAATAAACCATTATTCAAATTTCTTTAACATTATTTTATCTATCTCTTTCTGTATATCTTTCTTTGTTGCTTCTAGTTCCATCATTATATTAGCTTCAAATCTAACCACTTCTTCTTCTTCATCAAATACAATAATTGTAGGCACAGCTTTTATTTTGTGCTTGTCTTTTAAATCAGGATTATGACAAATAACAACATCTGATTTTTTACAGTCCTTTAAAACAGTAATATCAAAATCATTGTTTGTGTTCCATTCACTATTAAAATGAACAACAGAAACCTGTCCAAAACAAATACCAAAACCAAAAAACAACAAACCAAGTAGCACTAATAAAAGAACATCTAATTTCATATTTATTGGTTTAAGTTATATATCCTATCGTCAATAGTGTTTAGCTTATCTTCAATAGCATCTAATTTCTTACTATTTGACATAATTGTATTTCTAACTAATTCGTCTTTTAGCTGATATTCAGTAGAGCTAACCCAATTTCCATTCTCTAACGCTTTTTTATTAGCATCTATGTCAGCTTTTAAAGTAAAATATGTACTTGACACCGAAATAACCATAGCACAGATGATACCAATAGTTTTAAGGTCTAAATTCACCGAAGTTTTCTCATTTATCTTCATTTTTTACATTTTTTACAGCAATTAATACAAAATTTGCCAAAAGTTAAAAATTTGATTGCTTTACATAATAATTTCTTCATTTTATATGATTATTAAGTTAATTCCTAAGTTAATTGTATAATTTTCTCTATTAAAGTATTTTAAATACTCTAATTGTGTGTAGAATGACAACAAACGATTTAATTTCCAATTTGCGATAACGCCAAAGTCATAATCGTTAGTATCTGATCCGTATTCTGTTATTTTTTCGCTTATAAAGAAGTAATTGCCATAAGCTAAAATAAAAAAGTTGTCCTTATGCAGATAATAAGACAATCCTGCAACGCCAGAAAGCGTATATTGATTTCCAAGTTCATTTAATCTATCTCTATTGTATTTTGAAGGTATTGTAGCATAATACTCTTGAAATTGTGCTGTATTTTGAGCAACTATATTATCACCAAGCAACCAACGATAAAAAGACTGTTCCATTCTATCTAAATGTCCATTGCTATTTGCATCTATAAAGTAAAATTCCTTAGTATAGCCTAATTCTGTTGCAACAGCTTCAAAATCATTGTAATTTGGGAAATCCCTTTTAAAGACATCTAAGCCATAAACGGGGTGATACCTTAAAGCACTGCCAAAAGTTGCTCTAAAGCCCTTAAAATCGCCTTTTAGGCGTAAATCTAACGATTTGTATTGTAAATCAATGTAGCCATTGTTGGAAGATGCAATTTTAATGCTTGTAAAATCGCCTACATAACGAAACCAGATATTATGGCTTTTGTATTCACGACCTAAGTTTCTAATTCGTTCATATTGTAGTAAATACTCGAATTTATCAACAGGTGAACGGAATATACTTGCATTTTCTTCTAATCCGTCATAATAAAAACGCGGTTTCTTTTCGAATTTATAACGTGATAGTTTTTTAATACCTATAAAATAACGATAATTAGCACCGTCATCTGGTGTTGTTTCTATTAGCTGATTATTAGTATATGAAAATGTTTCTATTGGTGCTATTGTAGAATTTAAAGACATACCACCATAAATAGTAGCATATTTATAAAACTGTCCGAAAGACAATAAGGGCAATAATAAAAACAATAATCTAATAATCATATTGCAGGTGCTATTGAAACTGTTGCATAAACCTTCATTGTCCAATTTCCACCGAACGCACCACCTGACCACAATTCTAATGCTTTTCCACTTATATCACCCGCATACGTTCCGAGAGCAGGAACGGTTGTATTTCCACTAAAAACAAAAGTCTTGTCTGCACTGTCATTATAATAAAAATCTCTTTGTCTATCCCAATAGTTAGCTGTTCCTGATGTTGACTTGTCATATCCAATATATAAATACTCGCCATTGCTTTCAACAACTCCTACGTGAGTGCATACACAAATGACTGTTTGCGGAATTACTATAAATCCCGTTCCAGGATTAAACAGTCCTAGTGGTGTTGAATTCAAAGAGTTAACTGCCGCACTGTCTAAAGATGCCGTCACGGTTGTTATTAATCTTTGTGCTTTTAAGGATTTAGAAGTTCCGTCTGCTGAACCTGTAGTGTCGGATATATCGACACCCATTATTAAATCCCTATAATCAATCGGAGTTGTTCCGAATGTTCCTTTGTCCGTTAGTCTTTGTCCTGCCATTGTTTAATTTTTTAATATAATTTTTTAGCTTCTTAAAATTCTCCAAACTGCTTGGATATTTACGCCTTTCTTTAACACCCATATATAGTAATATCTGCACCTTGCAAAAATCCTTTTAATCTATTGCTTCTTGGTACGTTAACATCTAGGTTAATTCCTGCAAAATAATTATTTACAGTCGGATCTAAATCAGCACCAGAATTTGTACTGTATTCAGGAAACGAACTTGTATTATTCCTGATATAATCTATTAACCTTTCTCTGTAAAATTCAGCAGCATCTTTTGCTCTATCCATTAGTGGCTTTATATCTTCATAAGTAGCTGACGAACCTGTGTCAGTATCACCCATAACGACAATAGAATTATTAACAAATCTTAGTCGTAAAAATGGTGCTAATTCTGCAAATGAAAACTGAACTAATGCAGGTTGTATATATGTTTCAACAAGTGTTTTATAAGCACCTGCTAATGAGCCACCTTGTATATCTGATTTTAGTTTAGCATCTAAATCAGTTCCAAGAACAGGTAGTATAAACATATCTTGTGCAAGTAGTATGTAAGGCATAATAATGTTGTCATCTACTGAACCACCTAATGCGGTGTCTTTTTTTATTCTTGTACTGCTAATGTATAATGTGTGTTGTATCGCCATAATTTAAATTTATTTTACGCCTGGATAATGTCCTTGATTTGGCATATTAACAGGTGCTGTTTGTGCCTTGTCTATTCCTCTTGGTCTTGGCATATAGCTTTTTGGAATACTATCTGCTTTATTATAATCGTCCATTTTTTTGTCAGATACTTTTAATAATGATTTAGACTTTAACCTATATAGAATAACTTTCCAAGCGTGTCTGCAATAAACACCACCCTTAAATTTAAATAAATCATAAGGTTTGCCCTTGTGTCCAAATCTTCTATTAACACCTTCTCTTGTTGCTTTGTCAATATCTTCAATTCTATAAACAAATCCTGCTCTTGCTAGTGTCATCATATTTTCACAAAAACGTCTGCTCTTGCCACCTTTTCTACTCTTTTTAATATACTTAAAACGTATTCTATAAAAGGTTTTATCTAAATAGCTAAATGCGTCCTCTTTACTTTTTATTTCGTCCGCCATATTCTCTTTCTTGTTCTCCGCAATTAAAGACTTCGCCCATTCTTCATAATCTTCTATTTCACCTTCGTCTTTTTCATCTACTATTTCCCAATCATCATCTACTACTATTTCGCCATTTAGATTTTCTAAAACGTCGTCAAATTCATCATCTGATAATTCTTCTCTAAATTCGTGCTTTAAATTTTCTTCTTCTATATCTTCTTTTGAAACACCTTCTTTTTCTTGGTCATCATCTGACTGTGTTTTAACAACATCTAAATCAATGAAATCAGCAGGTTTAAGCGACTTAAAGTATAAATCTAAGTTTATATCATTTACGCTAAATATCTTGTCTAATCCTTTTAAAAGTATGTTTTGAAATGGCTTTATTACAGAATTTGAAAAAAGTGAAAATGCGTCCCTCAGTTCGTCTGCATTATTTCCTAAACCACCACCTTCTGCTCTTACGCCAAATAGAATAGGCGAAGTCACTCTGTGTCCCGCTAGGATTTGATTTACAGCTTGTTTAGACATTCCTTCCCAAGCAGATTGTGCATCATTCATTTGGATAGGTTCTATTGTTGGCGATGTTTCTTTACCGTCATTAAATGTTATAAGTATTTTACCTGCATTTCCACTACCTGCAAATTTAGCGTTTAGTTGTCTTTCAATAGTTCGTCTTTCTTCTTCAGTAGGTACACCATTAGAGAAGCCAACGTGCATAGATGGTGTCATTCCTGATGTTATATTAGATAAGTGAAATTGTGCTATTTCTAACTCCATTTGTATCCAGTCTGTAGCAGCTACATAATCAGGTGCAAAGCCATAAAACAAAGCAGGGTTTTTATCTCGGATCATTAGAATTTGACTTGCTTGTGTTCTATCTTCTGTATTAAAAGCAGCATATGGTCTTGGTCGGTATTCAGATTTTCTAACCTTAGACCAATCAGCAGAATAATAATAAGTGTCTATTTCGCCATCTACCATTTTACCGCTTCTAATGTATTGTGCAGGTATATGTAAAATCTTAGCTATTTTACTTCTATCTCTACTCCAAATAACATTAACATAACACCCACCGAATAGCTTTAAATCCATCGCTAAATCCTTTAGCACGTCATCACCTGAATTATGTAGTAATTCTGTTAGTCGTAAATAGCTTTCTTTATTTGCTTCGCTTTCATCTGCATTAGTAGCAGTTAATCCTTCGCCATAAATCATAGCACCAATAGATTTTATTAATGCACCATTAATAGCACTACCTAAAAATAATTCTAATAGATAATTAGGGTATAAATTATCTTCACCAAAAGAAACCCAATCTTGATTTGGTCTTTCAACTAAATGAGGAATGTTATAATGTGATAATTTTACTAAGTTTAAATTCATAATTAAGGTTTTACATAAGTTAAGTAAACATTATCCGTTTCACTATCATTTGTTGTATATTCAGAGTAGTCAACTTCTGTTGAGTTTCCTGTGCCATTTACGTTTAAAAGCCCTGAGTACAATAGTTTAAGAGTGTTGTCTAAATTCAGATTATTATAACCTGGTTCATTCTGCCATATTTGCAAGTCATAAAATCCAAATGGATAATCTTTGTCGTTTAAAGCTATAAACCCCGTGCCAGGATAGAAAATAGGTGCAGCTTCAGTTTTTATATATTTGACTAGAAACTTATAATATCTATTATATTTGGTGGTGTCCATCGAATAAGGATAGAATAATTTTTGCTTTCCTGTTTGTTGGCTTGTGATAGCAAATATAGGTTTCTGTACTAATTCATAGCCATCTTTAACTGCTTCATCATATAAATTAACATAAAAATAGTTGTCAGAACTTGCACCCGACACATCAAATTGAAACATCTTTCTTTTTCTTTTTAGGTTTTTCTTCTATGAATAAAGCATTTCTAACGCTTTCGTTTAGTCCTGCTATTTGCTTTTGTGTTAGTTCGTCTAATGGTATATTTAAGCTGTCAATACTTTTGCCTTCCCATTCTTTTTTTAATTTCCAAGCCATAGTGTTTTATTATAAATATAAAAGTTTAGTTATTGTTTTTTAGTGTACAAAAAAAGGGGTAATAAAACCCCTCTTTTCTTTATATATTGAGCAACGATTAAGTTCCTACTGTAATTGTTAAAGCAGCATCTGCATCTGATAACCCGTCAAATGGATAGTCAGTAGTAGCAGGACCAGAACTTGCAGGAAGTTGAATTAAAGCGTTCTTTTCTTCAGCAGTCCATTCTATTGTGTACCCTGTCATATCAGCTTTAGCAGCACCCGTCACCACCGTTCCACCTGAAACGTGGCAGCCGTTATCAATACCTAATAAGAATACATTGTCGTTAGTATCTTGTACAAAAATCTGTGCTCTTGAATACGCCATAAGTCTTAACTCATTAGTCATATCGTGGTCTATCTTTTGTAGCGTCACTGATAACGTTTGAGTAAAAAATGAAGTACCGTTAGCAGCATCAGAATTAATGTTTACTGTCATACTTGATAAATTAGGCACTAAATCATATTTGAAAACAGTAGTAGCACTACCTGTAGCACCTGACCAAGTAGCAAATCCTGCTGTAGTCATTTCAGTAGTGTTTATTGTAGCAACAGCACTAATGTTGGTGTTGTATGTTTTACAAATATAAATAGCTTTAAGTCCACCGATTTGGTCTTTACAATCTATTAATCGCCCTCTTGTAATATCACAAGCCATAATTATTTATTATTAAAAAGTTAATAAAAGGGTGGTATCTAAACCAATTCGTGTTCTTCAACCACCCATTTAAAGTATCTATTAAGTCCAAACAGTTGAACCGTAAACACCATCTGTAGCAACCGCAGTTTGTACTCCTACAGCGAAGTTCATCACAACTCTTACATTATCACTCCCGTCATATTGATAGGATGGCACGAGGCGGGCCTCAGTCCAGTCCGTTGCAAGGTTAGTTCCGAATACTAAGTTTTCAGGATAAGTGAAAAGAATAGTATCATTAAACATCCCGGGACACCTGTAGATGGGGTAGCCGAAATAAGTAGCACTATCAGATTTGCTGTCAAAACCTAATCCAGAAATTTGTCCTTGATTAGAACCAGCAGAAGCTAATGCTTGAATATAAAAACCATAAGTTTTGTTATTCATATAGAAACCAACACCAGGCTTAGTAAGTATACCTGAAATGTCAGATGCAGCAGCATTATATACTGAAGCCATATCAGTTAAAATATCACTAGCAGCTAAAGCATCAGCAAAATCAACTTCTGTGAAGTCTTTACAAGCTGAAGCGTCTGCACCTGTTTCGTCTTGTGTTCCATCGTCAGATAAGAAACCAACACCGAACGGTGAAGCACCTTGCCATATTCCGATTTCTAATTGAGCAGCAGCTTTTCCTGCAACAACTTGTAATAAGAAGTCAGAAAATGCTTGTGGTAAGTTTCCGTTTCTGTCCATTCCTTGACCCATCCAAGTTGGAAAGATAGTTCCTCGACATATTTCTTCGTTCACTTTTAAATCAGTAAGCGTAAGAACTTGCTCTGAAGTTGAAGTATCGTTTCCACTTGAAAAACTACAAGCAGCAGCAACAATAGGATTAGCACAAGCTATGTTGTTGATTACTGCACTTTTTGTTAGACCGTCCATTGTTCTAACATAACCCTTAGCAACTGTGTCAGGACTTCTCAAGGCAGCAGTCACATAAGGCATCGCGTGAACACCTGCATACGTATCACCGTTTACAGTAATGTCAAATTCGCGTCTTTTTGATAATTGAATTTTATTCGCCATTTTTAAATTTATTTATTGTTAATGTAATATGCTGTCCTTTCACTTGTAGACAGTTTCCCTAAATCAATAGTAGAATTAAAATGCGTTCCTTCAGGATTATATTTTAAACCCTCTGTAGCAGGTTCGCCACTTAACTCAACTATTTTCCCTTTAAGTTCTTCTATTTGTGTCATAAGTTCACCCATAACTTCAGAACTCATTTCTGTTTTCTCATCTTCTTCTTCAGATAATTCTTCAGCAGATGCTTCCACCTTGTCTTTTTTCAAATCAGATACGGCATCTTCTAAATTTTTAATTCTTTTTTCCATACCAGCCCAATCAGCAACATCAGCTTCGTCATCTTCAGCTAATTCTGTTTCTTCTTCGGATAGTTCTGCTGACGCTTCTTCTTTTTCTTCTTTAACTGCCTCAGCTTCTTTTTCTTCGCCTAAATCTAAGATTTCAGATTTATCGCCTATTGTTAATTTATTGCCATTTTCCATAGTGTATGTTCCTGCTGTTAATGCTTCAGCTTCGCCATCATCACCTACAGCAAATACTTTAGATCCAATCATAAATTGCTCATCTTCTGTAGCAACTACACGACCGTCGTCTAATTTCATTTCTGCATAGAATTTTACAGAATAAGATTTTGGTTCATTTTTCATTTTTAAGATATTTAAAATTTTTTCTAGTGTTCCCATAACATTAATAAATATAAAGGTGTTAAAATTGTTTATTTCTTTAGCGACTTACAGTCCTGTTTTTGATAGCAGCACATACTTTAGCAGCTACTTCTTCGTTGCCATATTCTTGCATCTGGTCTTTGATACATTGGTTCCAAGAGTATTTTAACATAGCTTTACGTTTTGCATAAGCAACATATTCTAACATCTTGTATTTTCTTTTGCGTTTCTTATTTCCTGACTTAGTATATTCAGCTTCTCTTGTTGTTGCTGTAGCGTGGTCATCACAAGGCATATATAATTTAACGCCATCTACTAAATGTGCGTGTGAACCAGAACAACCTTTAAACATTTCAGCATATAATTCAG